AACCTGTAATCAAATCATAACATAATGGAGGTACACACCATGACTCTTGCCGAGATGAGGGAACGCCTGCAGGATCTGACTCGCCAGCTGAACGACACTGTGCAGGCTGGTATGCAGCTGCTCAACTCCAACGCCGCGACCGATCAGATCAGCGCCAACAACCAGACGGCCGCCGATCTGACGGCGAAGATCCAGACTCTGCGCAATGCTATTGCTGCTGCGGAAAGCCAGCAGCGTCAGCAGGCGCAGAATCAGCCTGGCCCCGATGAGGACACGAGCGTTGCTGCGCGCCGTAACAGGATCCGTGCATCCCGTGAGTATCACCGCGCCTTTATGGCTGCGATCACCAATGGCTACCGTGCTGGCGATGCGCTGCGCTATAACGATGCCTATAAGCCCCTGATGGATGTACTGACCATCGGCGGCGGCGATCCTGCGGGTGAGCAGGGCGGTTTTGCTGTCCCCGTGGACATGGAAACCAACATCATCACGCTGGTCAACGAGATGAACCCGCTGCGGAATTACTTTACTGTTGAGAACGTCAGCTCCAACACGGGCTCCCGTGTCATTGAGCGCGGTGTTCGCCTGCAGTTTACCAAGGTGGGCGAAGCTCAGCCCACGCCCACGCTCACGGAGGCAGAGCAGAAGCTGCTGCGCCAGATCAATTACACGCTGAGCACCTATCGCAAGAAGGTTTTCATCGGCGGTGAGCTGGCCAGTGATGCGCCTGCCATGCAGGCCTACATTGAGCGCAAGCTCGCGGAGGCGAAGATTGCTACCGAGAACGCCAATCTGATCGCACTGCTGGGTAAGCTGACTCCTGCCGCCGTGGCTGCAGGTTCGCCTATCCACCTGGCTGTCAAGGGTGCTCTGAACAAGAATCTGCGTCGTGCTGTCTCCCGCCGTGCGATGATCCTGACCAATGCCAGCGGCTATAACCTGATGGACTGCGAGCTGGACGCCAACAACCGTCCGATCCTGCAGCCCAACCCCACGCAGGCGACGGAAGATCGCCTGTGCAACCGTCCTCTGGACTACGTGGATGATGAGGATATGGCCGATCTTGCCAGTGGATCCCCTGTGTACATTGGTGATTTCAAGAGCTATGGTGTGCTGTTCGACCGCGGCGCTATGGAGCTGACGTCGACCACTGTTGGTGGCGATGCGTGGGATAACAACGGCCTTGAGATCCGCGCGATTATGCGCCAGGATTATCAGGTCTATGATGACAAGGCGGCTGTGGCGCTTGCTCTAGCTGCCAAGTAATACACGGAGGTGCACCCATGTCTTTGCAGTCGAGTGATACGCGTTCGTCGTCCAGAGTGATCCGCGTAGCCGGTGCTGATAACAGTATCCGTGACGTATGCCACATTTCCTCCAGTATTAAGGATGGCCGTTCTGTCACGGTATCGGTGCTGGTGGTGGATACGGAGATCGCGGCACAGCATGCATGCGAAGTGCAGGACCAGGTCATGGACTTCGTCTATGCTGCGTTCAGCGATGCAGCTGCGACAGGGATCCCTGTCCGTGCATGTGGTGAGGGGGATTGACGTGCCTGCCTATGATCTGGCGAGATTCCGCGCGTACAGCCGTCTTGCCCCAGGTATGGCCACCGATGATGACTGCCTCCTCTATCTGGAGGCAGCCGTCGCGGGACTCAGCGCGCAGGGAGTGCGCGCCGATCGGCTGCAGGGTGACCGGCTGTATGAGCTGACAATCTACATGATGGCGCTCCACTACCATGATAATCGTGGCCTCATCATCGACAAAGTCGGCACTGTCCCGGATGCGTTGCTACCCATCGTCAACGTGCTGCACTACACCCCGGAGGCAGGTGAAAGCCCGTGAGCATCAACGCGGGAGATCTCCGGCATCCGGTGGTGCTGCTGCGCCATCATGCCGTGACAGACACCTACGGACGGCTCATCCACACCTGGGAACCCGAAGGTGAGACCCTCTGGTGTCGGGTGACGGATGTGTCCGGCCGCGACTTCCATGCGTCCTCCGCCGCCCAGACGGAGGACATTGTCACATTTACCTGCCGCGTCGGGTATGGAGTGCAGCGTGATGATCGCCTCCGCTTTGGCGGCGTGGACTACGGCATCGTGTCCACCAATCACCTGGGCTACGCGGGTGACTTTGAGCAGCACCGCTGCAGGGATGTGCGCAGCCGCTACTGGAGGGAGACGGATGGCTAAGTTCACGACCACTGGCGTCGAGGATTTTCTCCGCTCGCTTGATTACATGGACAAGCGTACCGTGGCAGGGATCCCGGCGATGCTCAATGCCGGCGCGGACGTGGCGCAGGATGCCATGGAGCGTACGGCTGCATGGCAGGATGATACTGGTCAGCTGAGGCGCAGCATCAAGCGCAGCGCCGTAAAGCGGAGTGGGTCGTCATCGTACATCGAGCTGTATCCCAGCGGAACGACTCCGGATGGACAAAGACTGGAGGAGGTCGGATTCGTGCTTGAGTATGGGCGAGGCGCCAGCAGCTTCACGCGTGTCACACGCAACGGTGTACAGAAGACCTATGTCCTCTCGCCCATGCCACCCAGACCATGGATGCGGCCGGCATTTGAGGACAATCAGGTACGTATCCTCGACGCCATACGCAGCAAATGGGAGGAGGTGGTGGGGCATGTCTGACCTGCCTCTGGCGCAGATCCTCAATGATGTGCTTACTGCGCTGCCCTGGCCTTACCATCTGCAGAATGCGCCCGGCACAGAGGATATCTACCTGACGGCATACATGCTGCCGTCTGCAGCACTGACCTATGCCAGCAACAGGCCGACAAGATCGGAGGATGTTGCTCAGGTCAGTATCTACAGTCGCCTCCCCGTAGTCGATGAGATCCGCGTGGTGGTGGCTGCCCTGCGCCGACGGGGGCTTCGGGTTTCCCAGTACGGCGCACAGGGATATGACTCCCAGACCCAGCTCTACAACTCGCCCATCATTGTGCGGCGAGCAATCAATGAGGAGGTAATTGACCATGTCTGAGATCAGCAAGCAGACTCCTTACTACGAGGGCGTACTGGACGTGTACTACGCCCTGATCAAAACCCCTGGTGACGCAACCAATCCCCCCACCTATGACAAGCCCGCTGTTATGGGCCATACCATGGAGGTTACCATTACTCCGCGCTTCAAGGAAGGCCAGGTATACGCCTCCAACGTCCTTCAGCGCTACCGCAAGAATGTGGATGGCTACGATGTCAAAATCAAGGCTGATCAGGTGCTGCCCGCTGTGCGCCGCATCCTGCTGGGCCGCAAGGTGGACGCCAACGGCGTGGAGATGTCCACCGGCGATGACAACGCCCCTGAGGTCGCCATCGGCTTTGCCCTGACTCTGGACGACGGCTCCAAGGAACTCTGGTGGCTGGTGCGCGGCAAGTTCTCCGAGTCTGACACCTCTGCCAAGACTCAGGAGGACAAGTACGAGTACCAGCATCCTACCTACTCTGGTCGTTTCGACCGCCGTGTCTGTGACAACCTGCTCTACTACTGTGTCAACACTGCAGAACTGAGCGAGGACAAGGCTTCTGTCGCCACCGGCTGGTTCGAAGCCGTCTACACGGGCGCGGCTGCCTGATAAGAGATCTGACAGGAGGGAAGCGGGCAGACGCATATGTGCGCCTGCCCGCGTGTTGTTATGTATCAAGATTTTGCAGCCAAGGGGCGTGATCTTGCAGCGCCTGCACAGCAGCTGACGCTCGACGGCGTGCAGTATAAGCTGGTTTTCAATAACCGTGCTGCCCGGATTGCGGAGGACGTGTACGAGGATGTGTACAAACGTCCGGACAAGGGCTACTTCGATATCCTCGGCGATGCCGGCAAGGGGCGCTATGCTGCCATGCAGGCGCTCTACTATGGCGCCCTGATCGCTGGCGGGGCGGAGATGACCTTTGCGGAGTTTGACAGCCGCTTCTCGCTGGGCAGCGTTGAAGGTGTGAGCGAGATCATCATGCGTGAGCTGAGCAAGTCGCTGCCGCCGGAGGATACGTCCCCAAACGCAGACAGCCAGACCGGGATGCCGGACGATGGCCCTGGGGCTGGCTGATGTACAATGCGCTGGATATGGGGGTGTCTGTCGACGCCTTCTGGGAGATGTCGCCGCGTGCTCTCTGGGTGCTGACGCAGGAGAGGATCCGCAGCATGGAACAGCGCTCCAGGGCGAAGGAGAAGCCAGCAGGACGGCGGCTCAGCTATATTCCGAGATGAAAAAGCGGCAAAGGCGTCAACGTTGACGCTTTTGCCGCCGGGTGTCATTGGGCTTCGATCGACCATTCAGCGCCTACGGGCACGGAGATGATCCAGAAATACAGGTCGCGTCCCTTGACGGGCTTGATAATGGCCTCGCCGGTGAGCGTCAGGGGTTTGGAGAAAAGGGCGTCGCCGATGACGGACTCCTGACGCCAGCTGTCAAAATGCTCATACTGTTCGCCCATGTAGATGTACAGGGAGGCGGTCCAGGCATCGGTCATGGAGGCGTCCATGCTGCAGTTCACGATGGTAGCGGCGGGCAGCTCGAAAAAGTCGGAAACATAGGGGCCGACGCCGCTGAGCGACATGGTACCGCCAGCCTTGAGCGGCTCAATGGTGATTGTCCAGTCGCCGCTGCCTTCGACCATCATGTCATAGGTTGCAGCTTCGGTCAGGACGTCGCAGGCCATTTCACGCTCCCACGGGTTGAACTTGTGGTCATAGGAGCCGCCGGTCAATGTCATCGTGACGGCGCCTTCCACGGTCACGCGTGCGGGGATCTGGACGACATCAACGCCGGAAATGATCTTGGTGCCTGTGCCGGAATAGGTCAGCGTTTCGGCCTGCTCATAGGATGCGGCACGCAGCGCGCTCACCTGATCGGCGATGGCTTCCTGGGCTGCCAGCAGCTCCTCCAGCGTTGCGTCCTGCCAGCCATCTGCCAGAACGTCTGCAAAGGCTGCTGCGGGGAGGCAGAGCAGCGCCAGTATCAGGGCAAGGATCTTCTTCATAGGGATATCTCCTTTCTTGTGCCGAATCAATCGACGATTCTAATAGAATGATATCATTCTATTAGTGTGTAGTCAAACGGAATTTTTCATATTCTGTCCATTTGTGGTCAAATTGTGCTTGACTTTCTGACTGTCATTAAATATAATGACAGTAAGAAAGCGAGGTGACTCCATGAGTCCCAGAACGGGAAGGCCCAAAGCCGAAAACCCAAAGGGCACACAGGTGACGGCACGGATGGATGCACAGACCATTGAAAAGCTGGAAACCTGTATGCGGGAACTCAACATGACAAAAGCCGAGGTGCTTCGTCTCGGCGTTGAGAAGGTTTATGAGGGCATTAAAAAATGAGATTCAGCTCCACCTTCCACAGCGACTGAATCTCATCCACACCCTGACGAATCAGAGCAAGTAAATCATACCATGCCTGCTCCGATCTGTCAAACCGAAAATGCGAAAGGAGCAAGCAACATGAGCAAGGCATCGGATACCATCACAGACAAGAGCCTGAGTCTGATCAAGGAATACATGAATGAGCTGCAATGGGCTGTGGGCGGCATTGAGGCGGCGCTGAATCTGATGTACCGCGGGTTGTCCAACAAGAATGAGAACGATGAGAGCATAGCTGCCATCGGCATGCTGCGGGACTACTTCGGCGGCGCGATGCGGCAGGTGCAGAAAATCAGCGATCAGTTTGAGCAGCAGCTGCAGGCATGACCGCAGAACCCCGGAGGGGCTGTCAGAAATGACAGTCCCTTTTTTGTACCCATCAGAAAGGAGTGACGCCAATGGCAGCGAACAACGGGCCGCAGCTGCGCGGCCGGATCGGCATCGACGGCGAAAAAGAGTACAAGGCAGCATTGAATGACGCCCGCAAGACGATGCAGCTGGTCAACTCTGAGCTGGAGCTGCTGTCGGCGCAGTTTGACGCCAACGGCGCATCACTGGAGAATTACCAGCAGAAACAGGATGCACTCACCCGTAAGCTGGCTGCTCAGCGCACGCAGGTCTCGACCATGGAGGACGTGCTGGAGGCCGTCAAGAGGGAGTATGGCGACAACTCCGAACAGGCGGCCAAGTACGGCGCGATGCTCAATAAGACCCGGGCGGCGATGATCGCCACGGAGAAGGAGCTGCGCAAGAACGAGCGGGCGATGGAGGAGCTTGCGCAGGAGCAGGAAGGCGTCACAGAGGGCTCCGGAGAGATGGAGCAGGGTGCGCAGAAAGCGGGCCGCGCTGTACAGGACCAGGGCAGCAAGGCAGCGGATGCAGCAGACAAGCACCAGATCCTGGGCAGTGCTGCGAAGGCAGCCGGCGCTCTCCTCAAGGGTGCGGTGGTTGCAGGCTGCACGGCGGTTGCTGCGTCCCTTGCAGCGGTTTCGGCTGCGGCGATTAAGGCAGGCGTTGATTTGACCAATATCGGCACTGAATACACCCAGGCGACCAACAAGCTCTCGGCGCAGACTGGTGCGACTGGTACAGAGCTGGAGAAGCTGAGTGCGATCGCACAGAGCGTGTATGCTTCCGGCCTGGGTGAGAGCATTGGGGAGGTTAATGAGGCGCTGGCAGTGACCCGGACGAACACCAAGCTGGTTGGTGAGGAGCTGCAGCAGGCGACGACTGCAGGCTTCTACCTCCGTGATACGTTCGGCTTTGAGTTCCAGGAGTCGTCTCGCGCAGCCAACAGTCTGATGCAGATCTTCGGTCTGTCTGCGCAGGAGGCATACAACCTCATCGCGATCGGCGCACAGCAGGGCGCCAACCAGAACGGCGACATGCTCGATGTGTTGTCGGAATATGCGCCCATGTTTGAAAGCATGGGCATGTCCGCTGATCAGATGATGCAGGCGCTGATCAACGGCAGCGAAAGCGGCGCCTTCTCCATCGATAAGGTCGGCGACGCCATGAAAGAGTTCAGCCTCCGGTGTATGGACGGGTCGGAAAGCACAAAGCAGGCATTTGCGACGATCCATCTGGACGCCGATGCGATGGCAGCCCAATTTGCCATGGGCGGAGATAACGCCCGCCACGCCTTTGCCACGACGGTCGAGGCGATCCTGTCCATTGAGGATCCATTGCTGCGCAGTCAGACGGCTGTGCAGCTTTTTGGTACCCAATTTGAGGATCTGGGCCCGGATGTGCTTCAGGTGCTGGCGGACATGGCCAACAGCGGTGAGCTGACGGCGGATGCGCTGAGTCAGATCGCTGCGGTACGCTACGACGATCTCAACAACTCGATTGAGGGCTTCCGGCGCAAGGTTGAGATGGAGCTGCAGCCGGTTGCGCAGCAGTTCTCCGGTCTGGCAAAGGAAGTCTTTGACGCGGCCAACGATGCGATGACGGATGGATTCCAGCCGGAAGACGTCAGGGCAATCGGAGAGGCTCTGGCGGCTGCGCTGGTTGAGGGCATCGGCACGCTGGAGACGCTCATCGCCGGAGCGGAGCCGATGCTCAGCACGGTTGTCAGCACGATCGGCTCCACGGTCACGACGCTGCTGCCTACGTTGATCGGTACGCTGCTGCCGGCTGCGACAGGGCTGCTGCAGTCGGTGGTGGATGGTGTCGTGGCCAATATCGGCCCCCTGACCCAGCTTGCGACCGATATAGTGACCAGTGTGGCCACGTTTATCACTGAAAACGCGGCGCCTATGCTGGGTGCTGCGGCAGACCTGATTACGGGACTGGCTGACGGCGTAGCTGCAGCGCTGCCTCAGCTGCTGCCGGCCGCGCTCAGCATGGTTTCTCAGCTGGTAACTGGCATCGGCGATAATGCGGGCAGTCTCCTGGGTTCGGCGACAGAGATCGTCACGCAGCTGGCTAACGGTATCGGTGAGGCATTGCCGACGCTGCTGCCGGCCGCGGCTGATGCGGTGCTGGAGGTCGTCACGGGTATCGGTGAAAACCTGCCCAGCCTTGTGGCGGCTGGTTATGATCTCATTACCAATCTTGTACAGGGTATCGGTGAGGCGATCCCCCAGATCGCGGAGAAGCTGCCGGAGGTGATCGGTGGTATCACATCGGCTGTGACCGAAAATCTGCCGCAGATCGTAACATCTGGCGGTGAGATCCTGGGCAGCATGATCGGCGGTATCGTCAATGCGATCCCTGATATCGCGACCGGACTGGTCGATGTGGTCGCCGCAATTGGCAGTGCGTTCCTGGAGATCGACTGGCTTGAGCTGGGTAAGAATTTCCTGGATGGCTTGTACAACGGTCTGGAGAGCGCTCTGGGCAGCAGTCTGGAGAGCATCAAGGGCGTGTTCAGCAGGATATGGGACGGAATCAAGGCGGTTTTCGGCATCAACAGCCCTTCCACGGTCGCAGCTGAGGCAGGCGGATTCATCCTGGAGGGACTGCTGGAAGGCTTCCGGGCAGCTGTTGACGGCGTGGTCACGCAGGTCAAGGAGATCTTCGGTAAGATTTGGGACGCTATCAAGAGCATATTCGGCTTCGGCAGTGGAGAGTCAGAGGAGAGCAAGGAGGCCAAAGCAGCCGGTCAGGACATCATGACCGGCATGCAGGCTGGCATCACGGGCAGTGAAGATGGCGTCAAGGAAGCAGCCCGCAAGGCAGCA